CAGAATCACCAGTTGTTACATTTATAGGGTTTATATGCAATAATGGAAATTTCTCCATCTTTTCTAAATTTATGTCGTATATATCACCTACTGAAACAGTAGAGATTTGATCGTGATACTGCCCTAACCTAATTAGAAAGTTAGTTACGTTGTTGTATGTTTTGTTGTTAACTGCCATAATCTACTTGGTTTTGTAGGTTTAAATCTATTTCATAACTCAGCCAAGTTAAGCATTCTAATAAGCTGAGGTTTGTTATTCTTTCTAAGTTTACTATCTCCCCATTTGTTAATCTGTACATCACTCCGAACCATCCCCACTTTTCTGCGAATGATTCTGTTGCGATTGCATTTTCGTTTCCACTAGCCGATCCATCAAAACAGATGGCATACTCGCTAGAAATTCTCTCCCTAAAAGATAAAAAAAAACCAGTGCGTTATGCACTTCCTCTGCTGACATCTTTTTCATCTGTTCGGCTCGTATCCTTATATTACCATCATAAGCCTCAATAGTATAAACACCATTGTCACCCTTTTCTGTAACAGGTCTATATAAAATTGCCATCACTTCTGGCAAACTTTTTTGTATGTCTGACCTTATAAATGTTTCTAAGTCGGCATACTCACCAAGAGTTATCTCATCTAAATTAGGATGAAAGCCATACTCTTTTTTATCTATTGTTATCAACCTTCTGAAAGCAGCATCATCACCCTGTTGTAATTCTGACACTTTCTGCATAATTATAGCCACATCACTCAGCGACAACTGATCTATCAGTTCTGCTGGTATGGTTGACAAAGCAGCTATCGTTTTCCTAGCTTCCTGTGTCTTTCTACTTGATTTACTCTCTACAAGTTTAATCCAGTTTTCAAGCGTTACATCTGACCACTTGTCAATTAGTTTAAACTTCTTTTGCTTACCACCTTTGTTAATCTTGACACGCATCTAATATATAATAGAAAAGTTAATAATTTAGTTTACTGTACAAAATACTTACCAGCATTAGGGTTATCTAAGTGGTAAATAATGTTATATCTCGCAGAATCAATGGCGTGATTGTAGCTGTCCACATACAACTTAGAGCCTTTATCTGCGTACACATAGTTGTTTAATTCTTTGGCTATGTTTGTTGATTCTGGGCTTACTATTAATTCATAATCTTGCATTCTGGTTATACCACTTTCAATAGTTCCCTTTTTAACTGGCTTTACGTTCACACCCAAACTTCTTAAATCTGCAATTAATCTCGGCTCACTACTATCAGCTACAATTAATTTATTGCCAACTTTGCTTAGTATTATTTCAGCAAGTTGATTTGACTTCAACCCATTTTGATAGATCAATTCTTTCAAGTATATCTTACGCTTTGACTTATCAATAGCCACTTCTGTTAAGCTGTCAGGATCAACGCTAAAACCAAAGTCCATCCCACAAGATGTCTGCAACCCATCAGGGTTAAATTCTCCAAATGTCCAATTCTCAAATACAACCCCTTCAGCTTTGTCTAACCACCCACCCATTATTTTGTGCTGATACTTTTTAAAGTTTCTATGCTTTATAGTGTTAATACGCTCTAGGAAGCTCTGTGAGAGGTTTTTTTTGTTGTCTAGGTATGTACTGTGGATGTAGCACACATTGTCTTTAATACCATTAAAACCAGCCTCTACACCTTTGTCTTGAAAAAACCTTTGGTATATCCAATGTTCTTTAGTAACTGGGTTTAATATAAGTATTATTCTGTTCTGCACATCTTTCTCTCTAATACTTAAATCAATTGTATCAAAAATATCCTCATCAATCAATTCCTCAGCTTCATCTAATACCCAGCAGCTTATACCCTGTAATGATTTTAAACTTGCTGTCTGATTACCTGCTGATGTTTTTATACCCCTAAACAGTATGTCTGATTTGTTGCCTAAGTTTACAACCTCAGCTTTATTAACCGCAAACAAATTTTCAAACCCAAGTAGGCTAATCTTTTCTAAGAACTCAGGTATGATTGACAGGTGTGCTGACACCATTGTAAATCTTGTAAACAATATCCTAATGTTTGCTGACATTGTTAATAGTGTAAGAAACACAGAAACAGCAAATGACTTTCCAGAACCTCTACCGCCTGTTATAATAAAGTAACGGGCATCAGATTCAAATAAGGGGTTATATTTTTTATTCAGTATCAGTTTCAACAAATGTTATGACAGGCATATTAATAGCTTTATCGCCTGAGGTTACATCTAATCTGTTTGTTTCATTCCAACCTAGTCGTGTCTTGGCAGCGTGTATTACAACAGAAGGCACTTTATCTTTTACACATTCATAATACTTTGACTTGATAAAATCTTTTTGTATGTTTTCTATTTCTTGTACTTTGTCTGCAAAATCTTGATCCTCTTTTAGCCATTTGTAAAAGTTTGTTCTCGACAAGCCAGTTGCTTTTAACGCAGTAGTTATAACACCCAGCGAACTCTCTAATGCTTTCAGTAATCTTTCTTTGTTGATCTTTGTTCTATTTTGTTCCATTTTAAATTCCTTTAAACGCTTTCAATGGGTAGAATATAAAGCTGTTTCTATAACCACCCTCAGCTATTGGTT